AATATCTATTTCTTGGATTTTTTTATCGGCGGCTTCTATAGTTTGAGAAATTTTATTCAAATAAACCATGTATCCTTGCAGGATATCTTCTTGTTTTTCGTTTTTGCGTAGGAGGTTAAAGGTCGTGTATCCAAGGATCACGACCAATATGCCTAAAATTATTGTAAGTCCTATCATAAGTTATCTAATAAATTTTTTAATCCTGCATTTTTTAGCGAACCTAATGCTTTTGTTTGGCTGCTATTTTTTGAAGGTTGTTTTTTATTTGACTCCAATGTAAAACCTTTTTTCTTAGTATCCAAGTTACCTTGGAATTTAGGTAACCACTCACGTTCAAATTCAATACGAGCAGCCATCAAATCGGCCTGGTGTATAATAAATGGGAGTGAGGTACGTGGTTTTTGTTCGGGCATATAAGCCATTAAATATTTCTCATTTGCCTTATCATACAAACCATCATGAGTTTGAATTGCTATCATCTCATTGAATGAATATTGAATACCATGTGCCTGGAGTAGGTATAGACCACGATCAGGAACAGAAGCAAATGGGACTTTAGTATTAAACATATAATCCTCACCTAATTTTTCTCGTCTCCAATTATCAGTTTGAGGAACATATGATTCTTCCTCTTCCGAACCCATTTTACCCAGGTCATGATTTAAAGCCGAAAATATAAGTTCCTCTTTAGTAAATGTATCTAAATTAGCTCCCATATCACCCCACAATTTATGAAGGTGAAGAGCACAAGTCATAACACGATTAACATGTTCTACATACCCTCCAGGAAAAGCATTATGATATTCTTTTTTATGAGCAGCCGGCATCAAAATAATACGGTCTTCATATTTTTCGTAAAACGCTTTGAGTGCTGTTTTACGTGGTTCAGAAATATGGTCATCAATAAAACCAATAAAATCCAACCAATTTTGTTGAACTTGTTCTGCTGTTAGTTGCATAATATTAAAAACGATTTACTTCCCCCGGACTTAGAGGTTCTTGTTGAATAAATACTTTAGCATCATCAAGTGATTCACGAAGAGTAATCAATACTTCTTCTACTTGTTCTCTTGAACCACCACGATTTAGGAATAGATGTAATTTCTCAACTTCTCCCTCGGCTCGCTCTAACCGTCTCATTATAATCTCTCTGTTTTTCATAACATTCTTTATTTTCTTTTTCTCTCGTATCCCCAATATAATATATAAATTCTGAGGTGCCAAGCTTAGTTTAAAAGTTCCTTGAGAAGATTTTGAATTTTTACAAGCTGCGCACATTTTTCATATTCTTCAAGTTCTTCAAAATACGAAATAGCAAATTTTACATAAGTAAGAAGATACTCATCGGCGTAATGTAATAAAGCATCTTGGTGAGAGGAAATTTTAGTATCGATTTTTGAAATCCAAAACCAAGCTCTATTATAAACTACAAATTCTCCGGCTTGTTCAACATCATAAAGGTCTAATTCCTCATCCATCTGGGAGAAGAAATTCATTACTTTTCTATTAAATGTTTTATGGTTATGGATAAGTTTTTTAAACATACCCACCCAGAATAAAGGATGCTCTTTAAAGTTTAATAAAGCATCAGTCATTTCGGCTTTACCTTTTAAAGAATCAGGTTCTTCACCATTGAATAATCCAAATATTTTATCTGCATCCACGTTTATAAATATCGTCTAAAACGTTTCTATAGCGCTTATAAAAACAGAACGCGGAGTATTCACAATACCCCGCGCTCAATTTTATTGAATTATATATAAGTTATTTTATGTCTGATGATTCTATCAGTGTATAAGTAAATGACTTACCATGAATTGCTGCTGCTTTTCTAGCAATAACCATAAACGCTTCAAAATCAGCTGCTTTTTTAAATACTTGACATCCTTCAGACCAGTTTTCTACATAAGTAGAATCTGCACCTGCTTTATGAATATTAATACCAAATATACCTTCAGCTATTTTAGTTTCATCATAAATCAGATCACGATTTGCATCACGGTAAACTTTAACTGGTTTTGCTTGTTTTAAAGCTTCATATTTTCCTTGGTGTAAACCTAGGGTATGTGAACCTCTGTATTGACCTTCAACTAAACGAGCAACACCTGCTGCGTTATGGTATTCCATTACTCCTTTCTTACCAGGATCAGTTGTTGCGGACCATTGATGAAATTTCCATTCACCACCTTCTTTATAAGAAACAGTAATATGGTCATCAAAAACATTTGTTACCTTATTTCCAGTTGAAGAGTTTCTAACTCCTACGATATTAACATCGAAATCTTTTGCGCCTTCAAACCAAACATATCCTTTAGCTTTTACAGCGGCTTCTATTTGTTCTCTTGTGTAAGCCATTATTTAACGTATTCGTAATATTTATATGTTTTTAATTTTCTATCTTCTAATCCGTGAGTACCACCATTGATTCTTTTAGTTAATTCTAAAATAGCAGCATCATTAATTCCTTTGTCACAAATAGCCCATAATTTATTCTTTTCAAAGAAAAACATTGCTGAATCAAAAGAATATTTAGTAGCCACTAAATCAGGATTTTCTATTACTTCGTTAGTACCTAAATACTTAGCAAATGCTTCGTAATTAGCTTTACCTGTTAATTGTAATGCACCACGCCCTCTAAATTTCCATCCATCACCTGAAGCTTCATTTCCATTACCCATTCTATCAGCATAAACACGGTTAGCGATTTTTTCGGGTTGACGAGCATAAGATTCTTCTAAAGTTCCTGGGAAATATTTTCCAAAAATACCTTGTAAACCTTGTGCTGAGTAATTTAGGTTTTCACTAAATGCTTTAAAACCACCTGTTTCGTGTGATGTTTGAGCAAAGAAGTGAGCTGCTCTAACAGGTGTTAATTTCAACATAGCCATTCCTGCTTTCATCGTACCCGGACCAAAAGCACCATCTGCGGCTACTCCTGCTCTTTCTTGTAAACTTTTTAAACTCATTATTCTTCTATTTGATTATTATCTTTATCTTCCTCGTGTTTGTCTTTTTTGTTCATCCATTTATCTACAGATGCAATACCAAATGAACCTAATACTAGGACCATAAATCCATCAAAGATAAATTTGTTAATTAATAAAGGAGCCCCAAAATACCCAGTGATAAGATCAACGGCTAAGGCAATACATAGCATCATAAATGCAATGAAACCAACAACAGCTTTTTCATTAATGGTGTTGTTGTCGTCAAATAAATTTTTAAAGAAATTTTTCATGTTTGTTTGTTTTGTTTTTATTTTTTAACAAACACAACTAGTTATATGAAACTTTATTATAAATATTTAAAGATTATTAAAAGCATCTTCTAAGGATTTCTGGAGGGCTTTAGAAAATGATTTGCGATTAAGTGGAACTTCTCCCCCTTCAACATTTAATAAAGCCGCAAATAAAAATGTTTTTCTTACAGCTTTTCCAATATATCTATCTCCTTCAATAGTTACTAAAACTTCAACTTCATAATTCTTTTTTAACCATTGTATACCAACAATATTAATCATTTGTTGTGGAGATTCTATTTTTGTAATTTCTACTACAATGTGTTTACTAATATTTTTATCTAGGGCAATTTCTTCAACAGTTTCTTTTACACCAAAAGTAACATCTCTTCCATCAATTTGTTGAATTTTAGAAGTATTATAAATTGTATCAACATTAATAGATTGTTGAGCATTAGTAGTTAAACTAATTAATAATATACTAAAAAATAAAATTAATTTTTTCATTATACTTTATATTGTTTAAAATCTGATTTAGTAGGAGATATATTAGGAAAATAATATTTTTCAACTATATTTCCATATTTAATAGTTTTATAAAACCCATCAGGCACAGTTGCTCCTGTTGGTAGTTTAATTGAATTTTTACTATAAACCATTCTAATTTCAACAGTAACTGTATTAGTTAATGCTAAATTGCGTTCATACGCTTCTAATAAGCGCCATACACCACGATTTAATCTTTCATGCTGTAGGGTGCAATTAACATAAGAAAATGTTTTATATAACATTTCTTTAGTACAATTAAAATCAGCAGCAGGTGCACAGTGACCCTTATCATAAACATTATTAGCATAATCATCATTATCTGAAGTGGTAATTCCTTGGACTATATAAAAATCCATTCCTTTACGAGGAGCAGTACCTGAAGGGCATTGAACTGTATATGTTACCCATTTCGGTTGTTGTAACACCTCAGAATAAACAACTGTAAATATTTCAGTTTTAACATGAACTGAATCTTTTAAAATGCTTTGAGCAAAAACACTTAAAGGAAATAAAAATAAAAATAAAAACTTAATTCGTATATTTGTTATCATGATTATAAATATTAATAAGTTACCTGTCCTGAATACCCTGGGGCTATTAGATAATAGGTTAAAGATCCTCCTGAAGTTAATGTAGATGTAGTGATTGATGATACACCGGGGAATGTGTTTCTAACATTTCCTGTTAAAGATATAATAGAATTATATTGAGAGGTTGTATAAAATCTACAATCAGGGACTACCCAACTATTACGAATCCCCGCTATTCTAGAAAATAACATATATTCATCAGATACTGTAATTTTATTATCATTGTTAAGATCAAATCTATGGTATGATAAACCATTAATTGAAATTTTTCCTAAAATTATATTAGATATATTTAATCCATCATTAGTTGTAAATGATTGAGTTAAAGGAGGAGCATCTATTTGAATATAATATTCTTTAGAAGGATCATAAGATTCAGAAATAGTAAATCTCCCTACAGAATTAGTATAAACAGTTTTATATAAAGTCCACGATGATGTTGTTACTATATAATTAAACTCTAGCACATAAGGTAATGAAACATTATTTGGTAAATCATTCCACTTTCCATTAGAAACAAATTGTACATAATCTTCATTCCCAGCATTATTAGGTTCTCCCGAGTTCCAATTTGAATAAGAATAAGTTTCTCCTGTTACCCATCTCCATGTTCCTTCATTTACTTCATCAGTTAAACCAATCCAACCAGAAGGCCATGTATTAAATACAAAATTATTTTCACCAGCTGAGGTTATTGTTACTAAGTAACCACCCATTGCTTGGCAGTTTGATCTTGCTGTTGACCAAAAAGCAGATCCTGTTGAGCGATAATATGAATGTCCGTTATAATTTTGTTGATTAGTAAAACCGGTGATAGTAGAATTAGTTCTTCTATATAATTTTATAGGAACATTTACAGCCCCAGTACCATTTGCATTATATATAAACCCAGAGTATGTAAATTGGGCTAATAAATTATTAGTAAATAGTAAAAATATAATTAACCATCTCATCATAATATTAATTTTGCTCCAAGTAATACTTGATAATTGATAATATTTTGACCAGCCATATATGTTGTTCCTCCTGTTAAACCAATTCCAAAAGTACTAGTCATTTTGTAATTAAAATTAAAGAAAGGAACTATAATAGGTTTATTTCTAAACCAAGACTCTGTATAGTATTTTGTATAGGGAGAATAAACACCGGCCATTATTATTGTACCATCTATTTTTTTAGTTATTTTTCCCTTATACATAAATCCACCAATCGCTAAACCAGTAATAAGTTCTTCATCATATAATTTTCCATATGAACCCGCAACACCATAAAGCGCCGTAAAGCGTTTTAAACTGTTTATACGAATGAACATCGATGTATTCGATATAGACCCGGGCATCATAGAGAAACCGCTTGATATAAGGTTTATATGTTTATCTCCATTAGGTTTAATACCAATCCAAGAACGCATTGCTGTGATGTTTCCTATTTTAGCATTAACCATATAATCAGCTGAGAAGCTGAGGGATGCTGTTCCGTCACCTTTTACACGAGTATATGAAACTGTACCTCTAGCATCTTGGGTACTATCTGTTGTTTTTTGAAGACCAACAATATCTCCCGTTAATAAAATAGCAGGTTTTTGTGTTTCTGTTTTTGCTTTAGAAGTAGTTTTTACACTATTTGAGGAAATTTCCTTTTGTTTATCCTCTTTTATATCCGTTGGGTTTTCTGTCGTCTGCGAATTATTTTGGCTGGTTTGTTCTGAATTTTGGTTTCCTGAGGGATTGGGGTTTGATTGTTCTGTTTTGTTGTTTCCTTGAGTACTACCTTGTTGGGAAGAACCTGATTGTTCTCCTCCGCTATTTGGTGGTTGATTTTGTTGTTCTCCTCCACTACCATTTTCTTGAGAAGAACCGTTACTACTGTTATTAGACCCACTACTACTATTAGAGTTGTTATTGGGTAAATTATTGTTGTTAGAGTTACCATTGTTATTTTTCCCATTTTTATTTTGTTTTTCTTCCTTTGCTCCGGTTCCAACATTTACCGTACTTCCTATATTGTTTCCTATACCTCCTATTGCTGTTAAGCTAGAAGTAACAGTATTCAGATTCAAAATAGTATTTATAACATTTGTTGTTAAATTTGTAGTAGAAGTAGTAGTAATAGAACTTAAAACCCCTTGGCACGGTTGATCAGTATATTGTGAATAAACTTGACTAACCCAAGTATCAAACGCACCGTTTTGCATTTCAGTATATGTAAAAGCCCTTGTTGAACCATAATAAGAAACTACTATTGGAGCTGACATATCATAAATGATAGTTTTTATTTCTTTAGTACAAGGATCAGTATATGAATACATGAAAGTCTGTCCATATAAAGACAGACTTCCAAGAAATAAAAATAAAGATAATATCTTAGTTTTCAAATACACCGTTCTTGATAAGTTTTTCGATTACGTTAGTTGTTGCTGTTTCTAACGATTTACGAGTTGCCTTACCTACTGTGCTTTGAGAGAATGACATATTGTCTAAAGATTTTAAAAATGATTCACCTACTTTAACAGCTTCCCCTTCACCGGATCCAATATAAATTTGCCCAGTTTCAGCATTTACAAATCTTACTTGTAATCTGATGAATGTGGTTACTACTACTTTAGCTTTACCTTTTTCAATAGTTTCATCCTCATCAACAGCAAAATCAGCTATAGTTACATAAACAAAGTAACGAGCTGCTTTAATTTTACCTTTACCGTCGATTGGTTCTTCAAAAATTCCCTTTTTAGATGCTTTAAATTGAGTAACCATTCGTTCTTTAATCTCAGATTTTTCTTCTGTAAATTCAAAACGATTAGTTTCATCTAAATAATCAAGCACAGATTCAGCAAATCCTAAACCTACATTTTTTTCCTGCAAATCAGGATACATTGAAAATACTTTGGTTAAATCTACGTTTACAACTTGAACCGTAGTTTTAGCACCTGTATAATCTGACACTGTAGAAATGTTTTTATTTTCAACTGCATCTCCTTCAGTTGTAGTCTTCATTGAGCCACAACCTGTTAGCAATAATAAAATTACTAAATTACCAAGGATCCTCATCACTTTCTTCATCTTTTTTAGCCGGAGCTGGTTTTTCAACTGGTTTTTCAATTACTCTTTCACGAATAACAGTACCACCACCTTGTTTAACTTGTTGTTTATTTTCTTGGTTTTGTTGAACATTGATTACAACTGGAGCTGCTGATGCAGGAGCTGATTGTTCTGTTTTAGTTTCTTCTTTAGACTCTTCTTCGTGTCCTCCAAATAAAGTTGTTGTAAACCAAGTACCTCCTGCTAATACAGCTGTTGATAAAGTACCAATAAGAGTCTTTTTAAGGCCTGACCAAGTTCCGTCGTTTTGTGTTTCTTCTGACATGATTATTTAATAATTAAAGTTTTTGACATTGCTTGAAACCCATTATTATTAACAACTGTATAATAAAATCCATTTGCTAATGATAATTTTGCTGAATATAAATATTGGCCAG